AACACTGACATTATGGATGGTGCTAACACAGGATTAACCGTATATTTTGACGGGTAGGTAGCAATGGCTAATACTACTTCACAGTCTTATAGTTTTGATCAAGACTTTTCTATTGATGAAATTATTGCAGATGCATACGAACGTCTTGGTTTAGTAGGTACAGCCGGTCATCAAATAAAAACTGCAAGAAGATCTTTAAACGTTCTTTTTCAAGAATGGGGTAATAGAGGAATACATTTTTGGGAAGTAGGAAATACTAATATTAATTTAATTGCAGGTTCAACTACAAATGTTGATGCTACTGCTGAAGGTTCTGGTATTTATACTTTTTATAGAAACTCAACAGATGTACCTGGAGGTGGAGAACCACCACAAGCTACAACAGTTCCCGTTGCTAATGTTTATGGTATTACCGATATTTTAAATGTTTCTTACAGACAAAACTACAACACAACAAGTCAAGCAGATACAGGTTTAACAAAAGTTGCAAGAGATTCATACGCTGCAACAGCTAATAAAGCAGCAAACGGCACACCTTCACAATTTTGGATACAAAGATTTATTGAAAAAGTAACACTTACAATTTATCCTTTACCAGATGCAACTGCTGCATCAAACTTTTTAAGTGTTTATTATGTAAAAAGAATTCAAGATGCAGGAGCTTATACTAACGCAAGTGATACACCCTATAGATTTATACCATGTATGATTTCAGGATTATCCTATTATTTATCTATGAAGTTTGCACCACAAAGAACACAGGAGATGAAGTTGTTATATGAGGATGAATTAGCTCGAGCATTATCAGAAGATGGTTCTGCATCCAGCACATTTATTACTCCTAAAACATACTATCCAAATATATAATGGCTAGATTTGCAAAAGGTAGTAGAGCATTAATGATCTCATATAGATCAGGAGCAGCTTTTCCATATAGAGAAATGGTACAAGAATGGACCGGTGCATGGGTACACAATTCTGAATTTGAAGCTAAACAACCACAATTAGAACCACATCCAGTAGGAGCTGATCCACAAGGATTACAACATGCTTTTCCTGCTAGAACAGAATTTGCAGTGCAAGATATTTTACCAAACAATCCTTTTACTACAAACACAAACACAACTTTAAATGTTTCTTTTCCTTCTAATCAAATTAATGAAGGAGAAACTCATGTTAGATTTCAAGCAGTTAAACAAATAGTAGGTGGTGTTGCTATATCTACTTTAGAATTATCAACAACATTAAATGGTGCTATTAATAGCACTGTCGATACAGTTATTTTAAATGATGCATCACAATTTCCAACATCAGGATATATTGTTATTGAAAAAATAAACGCAACTAGTGGCGCTTACGAAAATGAAACTATTCAGTACGCAGGTAAAGCTGGAAATAATTTAACAGGATGTACACGTGGAACATCAGCACCGTACAGAGGAAAAGTATTAGCTAATACATCTGCTAAATCTCATGCAAATGGAGCTATAGTATTTGGATCTCGTTTAGCAACAGCAATTGGAACAACAGAACAAACAGGAGCTCAACCTGCTACACGAACAGTTTATAACTCTATTACTGTTCCATTAGTAAGTGCATCAGCAAGTTCAGAAACAGGAGGCGGTTTTCAGTGTACAATTGGACCCGTAAATGATAGAGGTTAATTATGGCTGGATTTACATACGCAACACTAACAACTGCAATTAGAGATTACACGGAAGTAGACGCTAATGTTTTTACTTCTACTATTGTAGATCAGTTTATAATGAATTCAGAATATAGAATTGCATATGATCTTCCTCTTGATGCAGACAGAAAACAATCTCAATCACAATTCGCTCAAAATAATAATAGTTTTAATGTTCCCGCAGAATGTTTATTTATTAGAGGTATTCAAGTTTACAATTCAACAACATCTACAACTATTCAAGGTCAATGGTTAGAGAGACGTGATCAAACTTTTATACAAGAATATGTAGGAGAATTAACCGGTGATTCAGGAGGACAAACAGGTCAAAATGTACAGGGTTTACCTAAATACTATTCTATGTATGGAGGAGCTACAGGTGTAGGAGCAACAACTTCAGGAGCTATTTACATAGCACCTACTCCAGATCAAAACTATCAGTTTATTATGCATTGGAATAAGCTTCCACAAGCTTTAAGTGGAAGTAATACTACAACTTTTATAAGTCAATATTTTCCACAAGGATTGTTATACGCATGTTTATGTGAGGCATTTTCTTTTTTAAAAGGACCTACAGATATGTTGACATTATATGAAGGAAAGTATAAAACTGAACTACAAAAGTTTGCAGCGATGCAAATTGGGAGACGGAGAAGAGATGATTATACGGATGGAACACTTCGTATATCAATTGAAACACCGCCTCAGTAATTAGGAGATATAAAATATGACTATAACATCGGCAATTTGTAATTCGTTTAAAGTAGAAATCTTACAGGGTGGACATAACTTTAATGATGCTAGTGGAGCCCCAACAGGTAACGCTTATAAGATATCACTTTACTCAAGTGACTCTGCAACTTTAAGTAAGTCAACAACTGCGTACACTGCACCAGCAGATGGTACAGCTGATCCCACAAACACTTATGAAGTTACTTCAACTTCTTCTGGGTACACAACTGGTGGAAACACTTTAGTATCAAGTGCAGATCCAGTTTTAAGTGGAGACACAGCGTGTGTTAAATTTAACACTACAACTTGGGGAAGCACTGCTTCTTTCACAGCTCGTGGATGTTTAATTTATAACTCAACAGCAGTAACAGGATTTACAACTAACAGAGCAGTATGCGCTGTTAATTTTGGATCAGATAAAACTGTAACTAACGGAACGTTTACAATTCAATTCCCAGCTCAAACAGCCGGAAACGCGATAGTTCAGATAGCGTAAGGAGTTAAATCCTTATGGCGGATAGAACTTACACAGTTACCGTTGCTAGCGGCGAACTTTACATTGTAGGTGGAACTGGAAATGTTTTCTATCTTGACGGTGTTCGAGATCTTGCAATTGAATGGGTAGAAGGAGGAACTTTACGTTTTATCCAAAACGATTCTTCAAACAATAACCATCCTTTATTATTTACTACAAGCACGACTGATCCAGGTAATAATATTATTACGTCTGGAGTTACATATTATTTAGATGGTCCTAGCAACCAAGCTTCGTACTCAAACACATCATCTTTTAATGCAGCCTCATATCGTTATGTAGAAATAACTCCACCCAATGAAACAGACTTTAATTTTTATTGTTATGTTCATGGAATTGGAATGGGTGGTTTAATTGATATTACTCAAAATACATGGGGAGCTAGAGTATGGTCTGTTAATGAATGGGGTCAACAACAAGGTGTTGATATAGATTTAATTGCACCATCAAGTTTAACAGCTACCGTTGGCGCAGAAGGGGTAGAAGCTTTTAATACATCAGGTTGGGGCAGAGATCGTTGGGGTGATGAAAACTGGGGTGAAAGTGCTCTTACTTTAGATCTACCTGGTTTTAGTTTAACTTCTACAGTAAATCTTCCAGAAGAAAATGTTTTTAGATTTCCTGGTTGGGGTACTCTTGATTGGGGTGAAAATAGTTGGGGTGATGTTTTAGGATCCGAATTTACTTTAGTTGCACCAGCAGGTTTAACAGCTACATTAGGTGAATTTGATATTAGTAATACAACAGTAGGTTTATTAGAATTAAGTGCTACTTCAACAATTGGAACACTTACAACAAATGTAGATTTTAATACTACTTTAACTGGTCTCGGTTTAGTTGCTTCTGAAGGATTGCTTACAACAGACGATCACTCTGTTGGATTAACAGGCTTTTCACTAACTTCTTCGGTAGCACCTTTAAATCCATCGGATGTTATGGGACTAACTGGATTAAGTGCAGCAACGGAAATTGGAGATGTAATAATTTCTTCTGATCCTGTCACTGTAATAGTTGCTCCTGGTGCGCGTTTAGTTACACTAGGGACGTTAACCTCTGAACCTAACAGTGTTGTAGATTTACCAGCACTAAGTGCGACATCAACATTAGGAACATTAACCACTACTCAACTAAGTAACGTATTTTTAACTGGATTATCTGCAACAGTTTCTTTAAATGATGCTGAAATAATATATAGATATTATCATGATTTAACTCCATTTACTGGAGGAACTTATACGGATCTTACTGCATAATTATGTTTGACTTAAAACTAAATAACCAATATAAATACTAATATTAGGAGAAAAATATGGCTTCAACTTATACACCTTTAGGGATAGAAATAATGGCGACTGGCGAAAATGCTGGTACGTGGGGAACAAAAACAAATACAAATTTAAATATCATTGAGCAAATCTCAGGTGGTTACAAAGTACAAACTTTAAATACTTCTGGAGCTGGTGCTAACACTACTCCATTAGCTCAAGCAAATGGTGCAACAGGCGCTACGGTTGCTACAAGAGTGATTATATTAGGTGCTGAAACTCCTGAAACAATTTCAGGAAATAAAATAGTAACTTTTCCAGTTCTTACAGAAAATTTTTATCTTATTAAAAACAGCACGTCAGGTTCTTACACAGTACAATTAAAAGCAGCTTCAGGTTCAGGTGCAACAGTTACATGGGCAACAGATGATAAAGACTGGAAGTTAGTTTATTTTGATGGTGTATCAACTAACACAGGTGTGTATGACACAGGTTTCTCAACAACAGTTGGAGATGTAACTCTTACAGGAACACAAACTTTAACAAACAAAACTTTAGAGTCACCAAAAATTGGTACTGGTTTACTAGATTCAGGTGGAAACGAAGAAATTTTATTTACTGCTACAGGTTCAGCAGTTAACGAATTTACAGTAGCAAATGCGGCTACAGGCAATGCACCTTCTTTGGCTGCAACAGGAACTGATACCAACGTAAATTTAAACCTTATTGCTAAAGGAACTGGAGTAGTTCAGTCCACAGGTAATGCAATAAAAGTAGCGGGAAAAGAAACTATATGGATTCCTTCTTCTGCAATGTATCCAACAACTACAAATGGATGTGCAAATTTAGAACAAACAGAATTAACAGCTGGTCAACCAGAACTTAAATCATTAGATTTCGATCCTTCTTCTGACGAAAACGCACAGTTTGCTGTTGCGTTTCCAAAGTCTTGGGATCCATCACAACTTATAATGTATCAAGTTTTTTGGACAGCTAACTCAACAAATACAGGTAACTGTGTTTGGAATTTAAAAGGTGTGGCAATAGCAAACGATGATGCGATTGATGCAGCATTCGGTACTGGAATTGATATTACTGATGCTCACAGTGGAACAGCTAACGATCTAGATGTTACAGCTCAAAGTGCTTCAGTAACTGTTGCTGGTTCTCCAGCAGCTGATGAAGAAGTATTTTTTAATATATCTAGAGACGCTAATGCTGGTGGCGATACATTCACAGGTGACGCTAAACTACTAGGAATTAAATTATTTTTTGCTACTAACTTACCTAACGACGCATAATAGGAGAAATCGTGGCTGACTTTGGATACAAAATTTTAGGTTTTGGAGGCGGAAGTAGAGTAATTACTCCTTTTGTTTCAGCTACAGGTGGTACAGAAACTACTTGTGGTGATTATAAAATTCATGCTTTTACTGGTAGCGGAACACTTCAAGTTTTAAATGAAGGAACACCTGCAGGATCTAATTCATTTGAATATTTTGTTTTAGGTGGTGGTGGATTACCAGGAAGTTTTTTTACTGGCGGCGGTGCCGGCGGCGGAGGTTTTAGAGAAAACATTGGTTCTCCTGCAACAGGAGGATTAACTGCTGTATTTGGTGCTCAGACCGTAACAGTTGGTGCAGGAGGCGCAGCCCCTGGAACAGGAAATGGAGGATCAGCAGGAACTAATTCTGTATTTACTTCTATTACATCAACTCGTGGAGGCACTGCAAGAGAAAGTGGTGGATCGGGAGGAGGAGGAAACTCTAGACAACCCGGAGGAGCCGGAAATGCAGGAGGATTTTCTCCACCAGAAGGAAACACAGGAGGAGCCGGAGGACCGACAGGATGTTCGCCAGGAGGTGGCGGAGGTGGCGGAAGTGGTTCTACTGGAAGTGTGGGACAACCAGGATTTAACGGTCCCGGAGGCCCAGGAGGAAACGGAGCAGGAATTCCAACATCATTTTTTGGACCACCAGCACCATCTTACGGAACACCAGGACCATCAGGTTCAAACAGATATTTTGCCGGAGGCGGTGGAGGAGGAGCTTACAGTCCAGGAGCTAATAGATCAGGTTCTGGAGGATATGGTGGAGGCGGAACAGCTAACACACCAGGACCAGCAACTTCCGGAGGCGGAGGTGGAGCAGGAACTTTTCATGCTTACCCACCAAATTATCATCCATCAAGTGGAGGAAGTGGATTAGTTGTAATCAAATACAAATTTCAATAATATTATGGCACACTTTGCAAAATTAAATGAAAACAATACAGTAATAGCAACAGTAGTTGTAGACAACGATAAATTAATTAAGAACGGTGTTGAAAACGAAGAAGTTGGTATTAACTATTTAAAAAATTGTTTTGGTTGGGAAAATTGGAAACAATATTCTTACAACACAGGTTCAGGAAAATATTGGGTTTACACAGAAAATGGTTTTGACAATAATGGTATTGCAAATACAGCAACTAAAATTGAAGGACCAGATCAATCTAAAGCATTTAGAAAAAATGCAGCAGGAATTGGTGCAAGTTATGATCCTGTAAGAGATGCTTTTATTCCACCTAGACCTACAAACGAAGATGGTTCGGTGGTATACAGTTCTTGGGTTTTAAATGAAAATACATGTAATTGGGATCCACCAGTAGACTACCCTAATACTACAACTAATAGTATTTTAGATTCTTATGATTGGAACGAATCAACTCAATCATGGGATGGACCTACTACCCACGCTCCAGAATAATTATTGACTTAAAATATTTTTCTGATATTTTATTTTTATGAAAGAAGTAAAGTTAACACAGTCATCAATATACTATCAAGATTTATCTTCATTATCTAAATTAGATAATAAAAAATTAAAAATTGATTGTATTGTTTTTTATGAAACTTACGAAGGTAAGTTTGGTTATGATAAAGATATTGAAGTACCAGACGATCAACAAGTTGGATGGTTGTCAGATCACATAAGACATTATTTTGATCTTCATTACAAAAAAAGTTTATCACAATGTTTACCAAACACTGTTTTAATAAACGACCCTAATGAAGGAACAATAATGAGAAACCATGTTAATTTAGAAGACATATATAAATCTCCAGAAATAATGGGTATTTATTTTGTAGAGGCAGATGAAAAAGATGAAATTATATTTCACTATGATGACCATATTAAAAAAGATTTAATTTGGAGAATGCCTATTAAATCTAAAAAATTTGTTTTATTTCACAGTAGTTTAAAATACTATTTACCACCTAACCCATCTAAGAAAAAAAGAATAGCTTTGCTGTTTCACTATCAAATAAAATGATTTTAGAAAATTATTATTGGTATTTTAAATCTGCAGTACCTGAAAATATATGTGATCAAATTGTTGAATATGCTAAAGACAAACCTGTGCATAATGCTTTAGTAGGAAACGAAGGACAAAAAGGAGAGCTACTTCATAGTGTTAAAAAAAGACAATCTAATATTTCGTGGTTAGATGATCCTTGGATTAAGTTTCAAATTGATCCTTATGTACAAGCTGCTAACGAAGCTTCGGGTTGGAATTTTAAATATGATGCTTCTGAATTAGTTCAGTTTACTAAATACGGTTCAAAACAATATTATGATTGGCATTGTGATAGTTGGCCCGGTGCTTACAAAAAACCAGAACACCCAATACTTGATAAAAAAATAAGAAAACTATCTGTAAGTGTTTTGTTATCTGATCCAAAAGATTTTAAAGGTGGGGAGTTTGAATTTGATTTTAGAAACAATGATCCAAAAGATAAAGAAAATAAACAAATAGCAAAAGAGTTAAGTAAAAAAGGTTCTATGATAGTCTTTCCTTCTTTTGTTTGGCATAGAGTTAAACCTGTAACAAAAGGAGTGAGATACTCATTGGTACTTTGGTACCTAGGGTATCCTTGGAAATAATGAAAAAATGGTATGAAAAAATGGATGGAAACCCTAACGAGATAAATTTTAAAGAAGAACTTTATTTTAGTTCACCTGTTTGGTTTGAACAATGTACGGACTATTTAGAACTTGTAGACCGAATAAGTGACAAACACATTAAAGCTGAAAAAAAAAGAAGGTCTAAAGAAATAAAACAAAATAAAGATTGTAATCTAACTTATCAGTCAGGAGGATTAGAAAGAGTTGAAGAATTAAAAGGTTTTGTAGAATACATAGGTCAACGTTCTTGGGATTTTTTAGATTATCAAGGCTATGATTTAAGCAAACAAAATTTAATATTTACAGATTTTTGGACTCAAGAGTTTGCAAAAAATGGTGGAGGTTATCAAGATACACACACTCATGCAAACTGTCATGTCACAGGTTTTTATTTTATTAATTCTTCTAATAAAACATCTAAAGCTATTCTTCACGATCCTAGACCTGGAGCTTTAATGACAAAACTACCTCTTAAAAAACCAGAAGATATAACAAACTCTAATTCAACTATTATCTTTAATACTAATCCAGGTACGTTAATGTTATTTAATGGTTATTTACCTCATTCATTTTCTCTTGATCTAGGAAAAGAAAAGTTTAAATTTATACATTTTAATTTACGAGCGGTGCCTCAAGGAGTAATAGGTCATGTTTAAAAAGAACAAATATTTAATAATTAAAAAAGCTATCTCAAAAGATTTAGCTTCATTTGTATACACATACTTTTGTATGAAAAGAGAAGTGTGTAGAACTTTATTTAGAAATAAATTTATACCTCCTTTTGAAAAAATCCATGGTGCATGGACAGACCCTCAAATGCCGGATACTTATTGTTTGTATGGAGATTCTGCTTTTGAATCAATACTCTTAAAATTAAAACCATTACTAGAAAAACATATGAAAGTTAAACTGATACCAAATTATGCCTTCGGTCGTCTTTACAAGACAGGAGATATTCTTCCTAGACACAAAGATAGATTTAGTTGTCAGTTTTCTACAACATTAAATTTGGGTGGGGATATGTGGCCTATATATTTAAACCCAAAAGAAGAAGAAGGTCATTTAATTTTTGATGAAAATGGTAAAGGAGTAGATTATGTTATGAGTAAAAGCAAAGGAATAGCTGTAAAACTAGAACCTGGGGACATGTTATTATATAGAGGAGATTTACTAGAACATTGGAGAGAACCTTTTAAAGGTAAAGAATGTGCACAGGTTTTTTTACACTATACAGATAAAAATGTTAAAGGAGCTCACGATAATATCTTTGATACTAGACCACATCTTGGTTTGCCACCATACTTTAGGAAAGGCCATAGAATAGTTTAATGATAGAAGTAGAAGTGTTTAAGAATTATCTACTTAAAAATGAATGTGAAGAGTATGCTTCGTTAATCAAGGACCTTGGACCAGGAAACTTTGATTGGTCGGAGAGAACCGTAGAAATTACTAATGATTCTATTGTAGACAGGGTGTCTAGTTTTTTTAAAGAAAAATTAAATTTAGATTTAACAATATCAATGGCTCAATTACAAAACTGGCATGTAGGTTCTGAAGGTGTTTTACACTTACACAAAGGACGAGGAACAGAAGAAAGCAAATATAATAGTTTAATATATTTAAATGATGATTTTGAAGGTGGTGAGTTTTACACAAAAAACCAAGTAATAAAACCACAACAAGGCATGTTGACTATTTTTGATGGTAGTATAACATATCATGGAGTTAAAGAAGTTAAAAAGAAAGATAGGAAAACAATTATTTTATGGTGGAAAAAATAAAACATAGTTTGCAGTCGTTTTATATTGTAGATAAATTTAAAGAACACAAAAAATTAAAAACAAAATTACTTGAAGCTATTAACGATGCACGTTCTGATTTTTTAGAACAAAATGATACTTACTATACAGACAATATTGAAAGACTAGATTGGTTAGATGCAAAAAAATTTCATAGAGAATGGGTTAAAATTATATATCCGCACCTTAGCAAGTTTTTAAAAAAAAAATTAAAAGATGCTGGCTACGATGGATGTGTTATAAAAAATATTTGGTTTCAACAATATGGTGATGAAGGAACACATGGTTGGCATGTACACGGACACACCTTTACAGGGGCCTACTATCTAGACCTGCCTACAGATGGGCCACTTACTGAAATTATTGATCCTTTTGATCATGGTAAAATAACACCACTTAAAGTTAAAGAGGGTGACGTAAGTATTTTCCCAGCTTATGCTGTACATAGATCACCTAAAAATACTTCAAAAAATAAAAAAACTATTGTATCTTTTAATTTAGAAATTAACAAACCAGTTAAAAAATTATTAGATAAAATAAATTCTAGTTATGTAATACACGCTAATCACCCAGACTACTTATATTCAATACAATTAAATTCTATAGACAATAAAAAATTAGTTAGTTTTAGTTTAGAAGTTGAAGAAATGTTACGTAAAAATTTACCTGTAAATACGGATCCTTCTTGGTATGGTACTTTTACTACAGCGAATCATCACGCATATAATTTTTTAACTTTTCCTAACTATGAAGTAGGAAAACTTTATCAAGAAATTTTAAAAAACGTTTCACCTTTATTAGAAGACAGACCTTACATGATAAAATCTTGGGTAAATGTTTTTAGAAAAGGAGAAAAAGTAGATTGGCATAATCACTGGCCAGCAGATAAAAAAGTATGGCATGGTTTTTATTGTGTGCAAGTTGGAGATAGTCACACTGATTATAGAATTCCAAAGGTGTCACATATAACACGAGTAGTAAGTAAAGAAGGTTTATTAGTTGTAGGTAAAAGCGAAGATGATCAACACAGAAGCTCACCTTGGAATGAAAACAAACGACCTAGAATAACTATAGCTTTCGATATTGTTCCTATTGATTCTATAGATAATAAATTAAACCCTAATCATTTTATACCATTTACTACATGATAAAAGCTTTTTCATTTAAACCCTACGACGATGATTTGTTAGTAGATTACTTAAAAGAATACACAAACAAAAATGTTTGTTGTTTTAAATACCCTAATTGTACTCATCCTAAAAAACAATCAGATGCATATGTTTTTGATGACGACAATAAGACTGTTCAATATTTAAAAGAACAATACCATAAAATTTTAAAAGATCTTTTTGGTCCGCGTAAAATTAAATTATCTAAAGCATGGATATTACATGTAAATAAAAAAGAAAAAACTCCTGCTATTTGGCATAAACATTCTGAAGATCAATACAAAAATAATATACAGGTTTCGGGTATTTGCTATCTTACACCTACTACTATTGGCACTGAATTTGATTCAACATTTTTTACAATGCAAATAAAACCCATGGGTTATACATGGTATTTATGGGACTCTAATAACTTACATCGACCTATGGAAGGATTACAAAAAACTGATCGTTTAATACTAGCTACACAAACAGTTTTAAATTAATGAAAAATTATTATTTCTTATGTGGTCTTCCTAGAGCTGGAAACACTTTGTTTGGTTCTTTAATGAATCAAAATAAAAATGTTAAAGTATCTGCTTACAGTATACTTCCAAACATGTTTACATCTATTCTTGATTTTAAAAACAATTTACATTTTAAAACTTTTCCAGATCACAGCTTAGTAGATAATGTCCTACATAATCTGTTAAACAATAGTTACGCATCATGGAACACGGATAATATTATAGATAGAGGACCTTGGGGACACATGGGGTGTATTTCTTTAATTAAAGACATTATTCCTAATCCAAAATTTATAATTCTTTATAGACCTATTTTAGAAGTTATGGTTTCTATGATAAAAATTTATAAACCTACAAATATTATAGAATACTGTGACCACTTAATGACAGATAGCATTGTATCTGATAATTATTTTTCTATACAAAATTTAGTTAATCAAAAAGAAAACTATTTATTAATAAATTACGACGACATAATTAATAGTCCTACAGAAACCATTAAAAAAACATGTAAGTTTTTAAATATAAAATATATAAAACCAAACATAAATAAGATTGAACAATTTTCAGTTAATGGTATTTATTATGATGACTCTTTTTTAAGTGGAAAATATCATGAATTAAAAAGTGGTCCTATAAGTAAAAACAAAACAAAAATAGAGGATTGGTTGCCTCAACAAATAATAGATCGTTATTCTTCATGGGAAATATCCTTTAAATAACATTGGATTTTAGCTAGAATAGCAATATAATAGGTTTTATGTTACAGAAAATAGCTTTCTTACCCGGATTTAATAAACAAGTTACTTCGACAGGCGCTGAATCACAGTGGACAGGAGGAGAAAATGTACGTTTTAGATATGGTACTCCTGAAAAAATAGGTGGTTGGTCTCAACTAGGATTTAATAAACTAACAGGTGTAACAAGAGGACTACATCACATGGTTAATAAAAATTCTATTAAGTATGCTATTCTTGGTACAAATAGAATTTTATATGCTTACAGTGGTGGAGTATACTATGACATTCATCCTATCAAAACAGATTATGGTGCTGACTTTGGTGCTTTTACTATAAACTTTGCAAGTGGTTCTCCTACAGTAAGTATAACTTTTCCTGGAACTACTTCAACTACCGGTATTGAACCAGGTGATATTTTATTAATGTCTGATTTTACCGGAGGAACAGGAACTGGTTTTACTTCTATTAATTTTGATGGATTAACTTTTATGGTTACCTCTGTTGTTTCATCTACTGAATTAACAATTACTATGGGAAGTAATGCAACAGCCACTACTACAGGAACTTTAAAAATAAAATATTATTATCCTGTTGGACCTGCAGAACAACTAGGTTCTTTTGGTTATGGTATTTCTTTATGGGGTGGTACTTTTCCTGGAACTCAAACAACTACACTTGTTGGAACTTTAGCTGACGATGCTTATGGAACTGGAGGTAATCCAAGTACAGAAATAACTGTTACAAGTGTTTTAGGTTTTCCTTCTACCGGAGTTAATTACTTTCAAATTGGAACAGAAGAAATTTCATATACTGGTGTAGATACAACAACTAATAAATTTACTGGAATTGTTAGAGGTGTCAGAAATTCTACGAGAACAGCTCATTTAGCGGGAGTAACTATAACAAGCACATCTAAATGGACTGGATGGGGTTCAGCTGCATCTAGTACTGACTCAGTAGCGCCTCCTGGTTTATGGTCTTTAGATAATTTTGGAAATAAACTTATTGCTTTAATTGTAGGAGGACCTTGTTTTGAATGGGATTCAGATTCAACAACTGCTACATCAACCAGAGCTACAAGAATTAGTGGCACTCCTTTTGCATCAAACAGTATGTTGGTTTCTACAACAGACAGACATTTACTATTTTTAGGTACACAAAGTATTTTACCTTTTACAGAAAATTTAAGTACCAATCCTATTGATCCAATGCTAATTAGATTTTCTTCTCAAGAAAATATTAGTGACTATACACCTACAGCAATTAACACTGCTGGTTCACAAAGACTAGCTGCCGGATCTAAAATTGTAGGAGCTAAAGTTGGTAGAAGTGCAATTTATGTTTGGACAGACACATCTTTATTTACTATGCGTTTTGTTGGTGATCCATTTACTTTTGCCTTTGAACAAGTTGGTACTAACTGTGGACTAATTGGTATGAATGCAGCCGTAGAAGTTGACGGTGCTGCTTACTGGATGTCAGAAAATGGTTTCTTTAGATATACCGGTAAACTAGAATCTATGGATTGTTTAGTAGAAGACTATGTTTATGATAATATTAACCTTACATCTAATCAATTAATTTATTGTGGTATTAATAATTTGTTTGGTGAAATTACTTGGTTTTATCCAACCGCAGATTCAAACAACGTTAACAGAGCAGTGACTTATAGTTATCTAGATTCAACTGCTAAAAGACCTATTTGGAGTACAAACGATAGCACTTTGTTTGCTAGAACTACTTGGCAAGATTCTTCTGTTTTTGGTTTACCTCACGGCACACAGTATACTGCTGGTGATGATGCATCCTATGATGTAGTAGGAAATACAGAAGGAAGTACTATTTATTTTGAACATGAAATAGGAGTTAATCAAACTACTTCAACAGGAATTACAGCTATTCCTACCAGTATTATTTCAGGTGATTATGATATTACTCAAAAAGTTATAAGAGGTGCCGCTACTAATATGGCTGATCTTAGAGGAGATGGTGAGTTTATAATGAGAATTAGTAGAATTATTCCTGATTTTATTTCACAAGAAGGTAACACTGTAATTCAACTAGATATAAGAAATTATCCAAATGATGCTTCAGCAAGTTCTCCTTTAGGACCATTTACAATCTCATCTTCTACTGATAAGATAGATACAAGAGCAAGAGGAAGAGCCATTGCTCTTAATATATCTAGTACAGGTATTAATCAAAACTGGAAACTAGGTACATTTAGATTGGATATTCAATCAGGAGGAAGACGATAATGTCTGTAGATAAAAAAATTAATTATGATGTACAAGGCGGTGTAAAAAACTATCTTGGTAAACAAAAACAAGTTAAGGCTCCATTAAAATGGCAGTCAAGTCCAGACCATCCTACAACAGAATTAGCTTATATAACAGAAGCAGAAAAAAATTTACTTATTAAATCAGATTTACACGGCTCACTAAAAGGTGGTGTCAACAAGGGACCATCAGGTGTCATGAGTTTGAATGGTTGGGGTTCAACAGATGAAAGTCAAAACGTATCTGGTACAGCAGCAAGCGCAGCTGAAACAGGTAGTAGTAATGAGAGAGATAGAGCACAGGTTAGAGCAGAAATGTCGGGCCCAGGTCCAGCATTACCACCTGGAGTTACTCCACAAACTGCACAAGATTTTAGATCTGCAGCAATAAATGCAGGAGCTGGTCAAAGAGTTAACCCAGGTTTTTTTGATAGTAAAAATGTTATAAGCCCTGCTGAAGTAGCAATGGCTAAAGCATATAGACAAGATCCTTCTAACATATTTGCTAAAGAAGCTTATAAAGATACAAGAGGTAGTGGTCTCGGTAGTTTTATTTCAGGTGGCGGTCTTTTAGGTAATATTGTTAGAGGTATAGGACAAAAATTTGGTTTAGGAAAAAAATATAATGAACCAACTTATGACATGTCTGGTTCTAATAGTTTAGGTTTACACGCAGATAGATTTCCATCCGGTTATGGTATACCTAATTTTGAAAGTGGTGATGGTGACTATGATATGTTAGGAAATAAAATTAATGAAATTACAGGAGAAATAACTTCTCCTACAGGTGAGAGTCTTGGTTTTATTCCTGGTTATCCTGGTGGTCCTGGTGGTAATAGCGGTGGTATAACAACCCTTCCACAAAACGAAGGTAGTAATTATGTTAATTTAGTAGAACAATATGTTCCAAAAGATCCAACAGTTCCTGATGACGCTTTTACATCAAGATTTTTACAAAACAGACCAAAAGAAGAAAGAGAAGCAATTGAAAAAATGATTAATGAAAAATTTAAAAATTTTGGAGGTTTTGGTTTAGAAGACATGGACGGTAGTTAATGGCAAAAATAGTACAAAATGTAACTCGGGCATCCGAAGAATATCAAGCTGACGTTGCTCATTCTTTAACGAGAGACATAGATGCAATTATAGAAAAATTAAACACAACATTTCAACAAGAAATTAAACAGGAAATAGAAGCTAGAAGTTTCTTTTTAGATTAATGGCAGTAATAAACCAATATAAATTTGCAGGTATTGATAACGATACAACGGGTAATGAACTTACACCATTAGGTGCTGGTAATCCTTTGGTTAGTGAAACTTACGTTATTAAATCTATACTTGTTACATCAGCAGGCACACCAGTTGTTACTATTACCAATAACAGTATTACAGCTATTAAATCTGTGCAACTAACAGCAAACACAACTAAAGAATTATTAACACAGCCGCTAATAATAGAAGGTGGAACATCTTTTAAAATACAATCAAGCACAGCAGACTCGTTTGATGTAGGTATCAGCTACTTAAACATTAAAAAATCAACATTAGATTAGGAGAAATATGACAGATCAAATTCCAATAATAAAACCCACTAAAATTGAAACAATTTATAGACATTTAGAAACAGGAGAAAAATTTAAATCTAAATCTGAGTGGGAAAGTAAAGGTTATAAAAATGAAGAAATAGCACAAGACGTAATTGTTACGATGCCGCCTCTTGATTTAATAGGAAAAACAAAGTAAACTCACGAAACCATGGGAATAGAAGATATACAAATTTCAGAAGAGCTAGAGACTAACGCACCATCTATCAAGTATAGAGGTGATGAAGGTCCTAGATCTCCACAACAAGAACAACAAATGATGATGGCTTCTTTAGAAGAAGAATACGCTAAGTATGTATTTGAAATGCAAGAGCAAGGTCTTGAACCTATGTCTATGCAAAGATTTATAGAACAAGCAATGGCTGAAGGACAAATGTCTGGTGGCAATCCTTTACCACAAGATCCAACAAAACCAGTTAACCCTTTTCAACCAAAACCTACAGGACCAGTTTTACCTGACAGACAGATGGCAGCGTATGGTGGTATCATGGGTATAGATGGTAGACGTCAATATGGTTTAGGAAGTAAGTTTAAAAAGTTTGTAAGAAAAATTATACCAAATGAAGTAGCAAAAGTTGCAGAAGTTGCAGCACCATTTGTTGCGCCGTTTAACCCGCTAGCTGCAGGTTTGATGTCTGGTATAGGTGGCTTTGATAGAACAGGTAGAATAGGTTCATCACTTAAATCAGGATTAATGAATTATGGTTTAGGTCAAGGTGCTAGATATTTAGGTGGAGCAGATTTTCAAGGATTACAAAACCCATTTACTAGAGATGCATTTAGCATGCCAACAGGTAGTGGTGGAATTAAAAATTTATTTAATAAATCTAAAGCTCCAACAGATATGACTGAATTTAATAAATTAGGTCTTGGTGGTTCCGATCCTTCTGGTATTGCAGGTAATACAAGTAATATTAGTTTAGCTGGAGACAGTGGCACAGCTATGGAAGCATTTTATAAAGGTGGAATGGAACCTGCAAAAATTGTAGCAGAACAAGCTAAAGCATTTAAAATAGCAGACTTACCTGGATTAGTTAAAAAGAATTTAATGGCAGCAGGATTAGGTAACAATCTTATGACTGGTCTTCTAGTTGGTGGTCTAGGTGCAGGAGCACTTATGGGTAACATGACAGAAGAAGAAATACAAGATACGAATAGAGGTGAGGGTTTAGATATAGATGGTATTAGAACTGAAGTTATAGAAGCTATGAAAGATCCATCAGGTGAAGCCTTAAAAGCAATAAGAATTAAATATCCTTTCTTAGGAAGACAAGATACTAAAGATATGTCAGCTATGGCTATGGGTGGTAGAATCGGTATGGCCGAAGGTGGAATCATGGACCTTGGTGGTATGGAAAAAGATTATAGAGCTGAAGGTGGGTTTGTACCTATTGGAAGAGAAGAAAAAGCAGACGATGTGCCTGCAAGATTAAGTGTAAATGAG